CAACTAGCTCGAGGATAACATGACTCCAGAAATAATTATCCCTGATCAGTTATGGCTGATTAGGGATTTCTTCCCCCAAGAACAATATGCTTTTGTTCGCAATCTATATCGCAAAGCAGAAAACAATGCACTCAAAATGATCTACGACAACCGTTTGTTAACAGATTGGAGTGAGACTCGCGAGCCCAATGACATTTGTGCAACTTGGGCACCGTTTTTTAGTGAACTTGCAGGTATCGAACTAAAGCCGCAAGTAGGCTATGTTGACATTACGTTATCGCATGCAAAAATCATGATGCATAGAATACACAGTGACATCAAATTGCAAGTACAGATTCCCTTATGCACAGAGGCCGCAGACACCAATCAGTATGCGTTTTGTATTGAAGATGCAGTTAACAATGTTGACGGTGAAAATGACCATAGTCCAGTCCGCGACATTGAACATGATGAATGTTTGTATGTTCCGCACGAACCACGCAGTGCTATTGTTTATCAGAACAATCCAAGAATCTTCAATGGTATGATGAATTCAATACCTGAAAACAGCATACGCGAAACGCTGTGGCTTAACTATCAGTAGATAAATTGTATTGAAATGCAATACTTTGCCTTACACCAATTCCGGCTTCGACTTGGTGTACTTTTTGATCAGTGTTTAAATTGAGATATCCGCAGTTTGGCAACAATGGTGCAGTTACACTAGGTTCGACATGCATAAACTCTGCACCGTATAGTGGATCTCCGCCATCTTTAGCATCAATGTAGACCTGTAGTGTTACAATAATTTCTTTGCTATCACCATGCGGCTGGCAACCAAATTCTGGTAAGTCTAACCAAAACTTAGCAACCATTAAATTTAGTTTTATATTCAATAACTCTTTAAGTTTTGGAACCAAACTAACACCAATGTCTTGAAGTTTGCGATAATCGTTTCCGTCTGCTAATTGTAGACGTTTGTCTGGTCGAGTCACTTCGAATGTGTTGTTCATATCAACATAGATACCTTGCATCCAATGTAGTGTGCTTTGATCAAATGTATCATGCACAAACCATAAGTTTGGTGCAACAGGATTAAAATTAACAGTTTGTCCGAATCCGTTGACTTCTGGTACAGTTGTGTTACTATGTGTCATGTGTATATTTAATCCATATCAAACGATTCAACAAACTTTGCCGTTTTGGATTGACGGACTAAATAAAAGCGCATATACTGTAGTACAGTGTATGTTAGGCTATACACAGATGCGTAGTTGCGCATCACAGGCAAATGATAGAGTAGTAGTTGCTACTCGTAGGCACATAGGAGAAATAAAATGGCTTCATTAGCAGAAATCCGCGCACGCCTTGCAGCGGCAGACAATAGACAAGGCAATCAGTCATCCGGTGGTGATGGCGCAATTTACCCACATTGGAACATGAACGAAGGCGATAGCGCAGTGCTACGTTTCCTTCCCGATGCGGATAACAACAACACGTTCTTCTGGATTGAACGTGCAATGATCAAACTTCCTTTCAATGGTGTTAAAGGGCAAATGGATAGCAAAAGCGTCCAGGTGCAGATTCCTTGCATTGAAATGTGGGGCGAGACTTGCCCAATCCTCACAGAAGTACGCACATGGTTTAAAGACAAAAGTCTTGAAGATATGGGTCGCAAGTATTGGAAAAAGCGTTCATATATCATGCAAGGTTTTGTGCGCGAAAACCCAATTGCTGATGACAAAAGTGAAAAAGCAATTCGACGCTTTATTATTGGTCCTCAGATTTTCCAGACTATCAAGTCAGCATTGATGGATCCAGAGTTGGAAGAACTTCCAACTGACTACGAGCGTGGTTTAGACTTCCGCGTAAGTAAAACACAAAAAGGCGGATACGCTGACTATTCCACATCAAAGTGGGCTCGCAAAGAGACTCCACTTACTGCACAGGAAGCAGAAGCAATTGAATCACAGGGTTTGTATAACCTAGGTGATTTCTTGCCAAAGCGTCCAAGTGAAGAAGATCTCCGTGTAATGAAAGAGATGTTCGAAGCATCAGTAGATGGACAAAGCTATGACGTAGAGCGTTGGGGCAACTACTTCCGTCCAGCAGGTATGTCAAAGCCAGAAGGTTCTTTGGGCTCAGCACCAGCACCACAGGCAGCACCTGCACCGGCAGCGCCAGCAGTATCACAAGACGTTCCTTTTGAAACTGCACCAGCAACGCCAACTGCACCAATTGCAACTCCTGCTCCAGCAGCAGATAGCGGCAACAAAGCAGAAGACATTCTTGCTATGATTCGTAGCAGACAGTCTGCATCTTAACTAGCAGTGAGGGCAAGGTTTTTTCCTTTCTCCTTGCCCTCACTTTTTAAAGGACTATTTTAATTGAAAAATATAATAGACTATAGAAACGGGGCAGGCGGAAACACCATTCTTGCACACATACTTTTTGCATGTAATAAAGTAGATACACTATTTAATAATATAACCAGTCCAAATGATGGACAGGGTAATGTACACAGGATTTATAAATATAACAACACAAATCTTGATGCGCAACATTATAATGAATTATATTTTGACGAATGTAATATTGTGTTAGAAATTAAAACACACGATTGGAGTGAATTGCTCAAAACAAAATTTTCCTACGACAAATGGTGGCAAGCCCATCCAACTGTGGAAAACTATAAGAAATTTTTTGATCTTGACTTTACTAGTTTTGCAGAAGAATGGATAGAGTTTTACGAAAATTACAAAGATCCATCTTGGCCAGAATGCAAGAGCTACAAAGACCTACATTTACTTCCACAGTATATGCAAAATGAAATAAAAAGTGTGTATAAACCTGCAGTAAATGTAGTTACACAAAATAACTTTGTAGAACTTTTGCAAAAAAGTTATTTTGACCAACTAAAATACTGCAAAGAGACTTGCGATGTACCACTAAATGGTAGCATTATATACGATCTTGGAGAATACTATTTTGACCAAAATTTTGATAAATTAAAAGAAGTTGCTGAGCTGCTAGGCTGGAGTTGGAACAAAGCTCAAAGCAATAATTTTTATAGTTGGGTACTAAGCCAGAATAAAAGATACCTAATTTGGCTTGACCAAATGAAAAAACAATGTTATAGTAACACTAATAAATGCACATTAGATTGGGAAATAGCATACCAAAATGCAATAAAAGAACATATAGGAGAACACAGTGGGTAAACCATTTGACGTAAGCAAGTTCCGCAAGGACATTACTAAAAGCATTGACGGGTTGTCAATTGGCTTTAACGATCCTACAGACTGGATCTCAACAGGCAACTATGCACTAAACTATTTGATCTCAGGCGATTTCCACAAAGGTGTGCCACTAGGCAAAGTTACGGTGTTTGCCGGAGAATCAGGCGCAGGTAAAAGTTACTTTGCCTCAGGTAATATTGTAAAAGCAGCACAAGAACAAGGTATTTTTGTTGTGCTTATTGACACAGAAAACGCACTTGATGAAAGTTGGCTAAAAGCACTAGGCGTAGACACAGATGAAAGCAAATTGCTTAAACTAGCAATGAGCATGATTGATGATGTTGCTAAAACCATTTCAACATTCATGAAAGATTACAAAGCAATGGCAGACGGCGAACGTCCCAAGGTGTTGTTTGTTATTGACAGTTTGGGCATGATGCTTACTCCCACTGATGTTAATCAGTTTGAATCAGGTGACATGAAAGGTGACCTAGGCAGAAAGCCCAAAGCACTAACAGCATTGGTGCGTAACACTGTAAACATGTTTGGCAGTTATAACGTTGGTATGGTATGTACCAATCACACATATGCAAGTCAAGATATGTTTGATCCAGATGACAAGATCTCAGGCGGTCAAGGCTTTATCTATGCAAGCTCTATTGTTGTTGCAATGCGCAAACTCAAACTCAAAGAAGATGAAGATGGCAACAAGATTTCTCAAGTTAAAGGTATTCGTGCAGCATGTAAAGTTATGAAAACACGCTACGCTAAACCGTTTGAAAGTGTGCAAGTTAAGATTCCTTATGAAACTGGCATGAATCCGTATAGTGGACTTGTTGATCTTGCTGAAAGCGTTGACTTGCTTAAAAAGTCTGGCAACAGACTGAGCTTTATCAAAGCAGATGGCGGCGAGATTATTCAATTCCGCAAAGCATGGGAACGCAATGAAAATGGTTGCTTGGATGAATTAATGCTAGAGTTTACAAAACTTGCTAACGAGGTAAGTATTCCTGACGAAACTGAAGCGACAGCTGAAGTATTTGTGGACGAAATCGAAGAAGCACAGGAGTAAACAACAAAATGTCATTAGAGCTAGCTGCAATGGTGTGGAAAGAATGCCGCACTTCAATAATTGACAATGGCGATATTAGGGAAGCTGCTGACGGAGTAGTAGCAATCTTAATGGAACATCACAGCGCCGACGAAATCCGAGATGCATTCAAATTTGATGGCGCAATCAAAATGGCTGTTGGTGACTATCTTGGAGAACATGATGAGGACGACATCGAAGAGGAAGAGGAAGATGAACTGCTTGACCAATTCAACGATGACGGCGAATTTGACTACGACGAGTATTAATACACATGTGGTATAGCAAGGTAACAAACAATCTTGGTAACATTCCTGGCTTTATTACACATTTTGAAGCTGAACTGGAAGTTGCCAAAAGTGAATGCCGGGTCGGCGGCCTTATCGAGAAAAACATCAAAGCATTGCCGGGTATCACTGAGCATCGTTTCAATCAACTACAAGAGATTGAAGCAGTGCTTAACTACCTCAACATACAACTGCGTAAGATCAGACGCAAGCACTTTCAAAAGTATTTGGAAGGATATGCTAGAGCGTTAACAAGTCGTGATGCTGAAAAGTATGTAGATGGCGAAGATGAAGTTATTGACTTTGAAACGCTGATTAACGAAGTTGCATTATTGCGCAACAAGTATTTGGGTATCATGAAAGGCTTAGACACCAAGCAGTGGCAAATGGGTCACATTGTGCGTCTGCGCACAGCAGGAATGGAGGATGTGCAAGTCTAATGCGTATACGTTACATCAACAATACAACTGTTTTTTATGATATTTGGAAATGGATACCCACTCAAGACTTGCGTAATGGCGACATAGCAAAATACGTCCTTGATGATCTTGCAAAAGCAAATATCTCAGTTGATAAAGTAAAAGACTTTACCTGGATAGTTGATACTCATGCTGAAGGTCATGACGCAGACGACGTTGAGTACTTAAGGCAATACTTAATTGGGCATGGTGTTACTCAGTTTGGAGCAACATATACTTGTTACGTTGATACTGATCAATTGCCTTATCCTGCTGTTTGCCTGTCTAACAAGATGATCTATCATATGGATTGGTATAATCACTTACAACTGCAACAAGTCGATTGGCAAAATATGCCAATGACACACAAATTGGTTTGTCCAATGCGCCGTCCTAGTTTATCACGTGCTCATCTTGCCAAAAAATTATTTGGTATACTTGATCCTAACGAAATAGTTATCAGTTTTGGAACCAATGACGACTATGTTAACGAAGACATAAAGGAAATTATACAGCCGCATCCATACCCTCTTGTAGTTGATCATCCTATTGTAGACAGTAAGCAACAACATCATCTACAACATGAAAAGTTTTACACAGCACCGGTGAAGTTGGTAGTTGAAACCAGCAACGAGATAGATCCTTATGTGTGGAAAAGTCAATTTATAACTGAAAAATCATATAAAGCACTGTGCTGGCGGCAGCTTCCTGTATGGTATGCAGTACCTGGGCTGGTTGACCGTATAAGAGAACAAGGGTTTGATGTTTTTGACGATGTAATCGATCACAGTTATGATCTTGAAGTCGATCCTTGGAAACGTATGGCAATGGTTATCACTGAAATTAAACGGTTAACAGTGTTGAATACTGTACAACTACGCAGAGATGTTTGGTTACGCCTAGAAAGTAATGCTGACTTAATAAACAGCATACATAATACTGCATACAGTCAACATCAGTCTAAAATTACAGGATTAATAAATGAGCTCATTCGGTAGTCCACAAGAAAAGCAAGAACACAGTTTTAAAAATGTACTGAGTTACATGTACGGATATGATGATTTTATGGATAGTGTTGGGCGTGTAGTTGATCTTGGCTGCGACGTTGAAGCAACCAACATGCTGTGGTGGGCAAATGCTACCACAAAAGACGAAACACAAACTCCACTAGGAATTAAATGTATTGGAGTTAACACATTTGAAAAACTCAATGTCAAACACAATAGCATATCATATCAAAATTATGACATTGAATCTTTAAACAGTGTTAAAAAACCATTTGATATAGTATGGTGCTATGATCAATTGCAATACTTGTTAAATCCATATCAAGCACTATCAAATTGGTGGTATATTGCAGACACAGATGCTATGTTGGTACTGGCAGTACCACAAACTGTCAACACAGAATATCACATTCAAGAATACAATCTAGCCTTAAGTCACAAGTATCACTATACCATGCCTCAATTGATCTATATGCTGGCTGTCAGCGGATGGGACTGTCGCAGCGGATTCTTTAAGAAAACACCTGGAGACCCGTGGCTATATGCAATTGTGTACAAGAGCAATATTGAGCCAATGGATCCAAAAGAAACCAACATCTATAAACTTGCAGAGCAAACAGAATTGTTGCCTCAGTGTGCAGTTGATGGCATTCACAAGTACGGAAAACTAAGACAGCGTGACCTGATACTTCCATGGTTGGACAAAAACATCATGATCATGGAGCAGCATTAATGAAGACCAATGTGTTTTTGAAAATTGACAGAATGGATATGCATGCAGTACATTGCTTGCGATTCTGGCTGGAAACATTCAAAGACTATCCTACTTGGATACTGTGTGATAGAACTGAAGAAGATGGCAGTCGACCTAGAATACTGGACACCTGTTTTGTTGACTATCCACAGACAAAGTTTGTTGCCAGCGACAGAAGTCTAGTAAGCTATCTTGCTGAACTAAAGCCTCGCAAACGCAACATGGCAACTGCTAACCTAACAGGCTTTGAACTTAGCCGTGACAACAGTGATTGTTTTTGGATGATTGATGCTGATGACACACAGTTTTTAACACATCGTTGGGATGCACTAAATGAAAAATTGCACAACGCTGAAAACTATTTGGCAGAACACAAACTGGACGGATTCAGTTTAGACTTTTACAGCACACACAATGCTGGATGGACATTTGGAGTAGCACTGTTTCGCAGCGATCTAAACTGGACCGAGTTAACACAAGTCAAAGGTTCAGAAATGCGCGACTTTATGTTTCCACGCAACATTGATGCAGCGTTTCACTGTATGAGAGAGCGCGGCGCTTGGAAACTTGAGAGCTTTGTATTCTCCGGCATGAGCTTTCAGCATGTTTACAACAACTATCCAGACATGGTTAATGGAGTGTACTACTGGAACAAAGGCAAGCTGTGGGATATTCCACTACCAGAAAGAATTGTCAGTATCTAAATGGGAGAAAACATGAGTAAAACCGTAAAAGAAAGAATGGCGGAACTTTGTCAACCAATTGATCAACAAATTATGATGTGCGATGATCGTGAAGATGTTCTAATGATGGCATGTGCAATGCTTATGAAAGTTAAAACAATTTTGGATGCACAAATAGGCATCGAAGGCCGCAAAAGTCTAATAGCAGATTCTAACAATGACTAATACAGTATGCTAAACGTTATAGTACAAGCAGGCGGCCGCGGTAGTAGACTGCGTCACCACACATGGAACAAGCCCAAATGCTTGGTCAGTGTGCATGGTAAGCCGTTGCTGTATCATTTGTTTGACAAGTTTCTAGATGCACGTTTTATTATCATTGGCGATTACTTGTATGAGCAGTTGCAAAACTATTTAGAAGTTGATCCTCCTGCAGCCAAGTATGAGCTAATACACACTGATCAAAAAGGAACTTGCTCGGGCATTGATATGGCACTGGCTATGATACCTGCTGATGAACCAGTATTGCTCACTTGGAGCGATTTGATTATTAACGACCTTGCTGAGTTTCCAGAACACACAAATAAGCCTATAGTATACTTAACTGATGCATTTACCTGTCGCTGGAGCATGCAACCTGATGGACTGGCAGAAGTTCCTAGCGAGACTAACGGTGTCCCAGGAATATTTTATTTTGCTGAACGTCAACAGTTTCCAACACCTCCGCACAGTGGAGAGTTTGTCAAATGGTTTAGTCAAAATGTCACTGACTTTAACACAGTGCCAGCAAACGCACTGGAAGAACTAGGCGACTTTGGCACCATTGAGGATAACAACAGCAAGTTGGGCTTTTGTAGATTCTTTAACAAAGTTGACATTCGTGATT